TTCCAAAGGATCTAGTGAATCCTGTTATTGTTACAGGTCTTGATAGCCTTGGAAGACAAGGGGATCTTAACAGTCTCGATTCATTCCTTCTTGGTTCTAGTCAGGTGTTAGGACCACAAGTGGTAGCTAACTTTGTTAATGTATCTGAATACATCAAGAGAAGAGCCACAGCACTCGGTATCAAGACAGCAGGACTTATAAAGACTCAAGAGCAGATTGCACAAGAGCAACAACAAGCGCAGATGATGCAGATGGCAGAGAAGCTTGGACCTGCTGGAATTAAAGCAGCTAGCGATCAATCACTTGCTCAAGAAGGGCAAGAAGAAGAAGAACCACCAATAACTGAATAAATGGGAGTAAATAAGTATGGACCAATACATAGTAAACGAAAAGCAAGAAACCGAAGAGGGCAACATGAGCTTGGAGGAGCAACTAGCACAGCAAGAAGCAGCAAAGACATCCGAAGGACAACCCCCTTCTGGGTCCGAGGAGCAACAACCAGAAGCTGAGGAGGAGTTGATTTTAGGTAAGTTTAGGTCACAAGAAGACCTTGCAGAAGCGTACGAAAATCTTGAGAAGAAACTTGGAGAAACAAGACAACAAGATCAAGTATCCGAAGAAAATTCAACCGAACAGAATTCAAACGTTTCTGAAGCGATTCAAAATGCTAGTGATGCCTTCTACAATGAAGGTGCGCTATCTGAAGAAAACTATAAGGCTCTTGAAGAAAACGGCATACCTAGAGAATTCGTTGAAGCTTACGTTCGAGGACAAGAAGCAACTATGGAATCTGAAGTAGCAGATATAACAAACTCTATTGGTGGCCAGGAGAACTACGAGGCCATGTCTGAGTGGGCAAGAAATAATCTTCCTAGTGAAGAGATAGATAGCTTTGATCAGATCGTCGAGTCCAGTACACCAGATGCAGCTAAGATGGCTGTTAAAGGACTGTATGCTCGATTTATAAGTGAAGGAGGACAACAGCCAACTATTAGGCAAGGACAAACCTCTGGATCAGCAGTACAACCTTTTAACAGCAGCGCACAAGTAGTCGAGGCTATGAAAGACAGAAGATATGAAACCGATCCTGCATATCGTGAAGAAGTTGAAAGACGATTAGCAGTATCTACAAGGGTATAATAAAATTTATGATAACGTATATTATTGAGAACCAAGCAGAGCTTATTGGAATTGCTACGGCTGTTGTTACAGCAGCTAGTCTTGTATCAGCACTTACACCCAACAAGGCTGACAACAAGATCACAGCAGTTCTTTTAAAACTCATCAACTGGCTTGCCATTAATGTTGGCAAAGCAAAACCTAAAGAATAAACAACCGCTACTACTATGATTAAGTTACTCGTAGGTCTGTTGTTAAACTTTCCGAAGATCTGCGAGTACTTCTTCAAGGTTGTTGAGGCTTATGAAAAAGAAGCTTACAATCGCAGTCGTAATCGCAACGCTGATCTTATCGATGAGTGGTTGTATAGTGACCAGCCCCCCGAAGAGCAAGATTCCCCATTTCATCTCGAAACTGAAAGTCCATTCGTTCACCGATCCCGAAAAGGAAACCATAGCAGAGATTCTAAGGTACGTGAATGATCTGGAACATAGCAGGAGAGATAGATAAAGATTTCAACACACAAAAGACAAGACACAACAAAAGTGAACCGAGAGGTTTGTTTAATGTGCAGCCCCTTGCGAGGGACAACTAATCAAAGAACACCGAGTAGGTCTTTTTGTTTTATTGAATGAGTGAGTTGTTAATAACCCAGAATATAAACAACAAAACATAATAAAACACAGAAAGGACATATTAAATTATGGCTAATGGAGACACAAATCCATCAAGAGTGGGTCAGATAAATGCTTCAGGTGATGCAGATGCGTTATTCCTGAAAGTATTCTCTAACGAGATTCTGACTACATTTGATGAGACAAACGTAATGAAGGAATTGCACACTACCAGAACGATAACTTCTGGAAAGTCGGCTCAATTTCCTGTAAGCGGTATTGCCGAGGCTAAGTACTACCAGCCTGGTCAAGACATTCTTGACGCTGGCAATAGTTACCTCAGTAACATCAAGCACAACGAGAAGGTTATCTTTATTGATGACATGCTAATTAGTTCAACATTCATCGCTGAATTTGACGAACTAAAAGCTCATTATTCAATGCGAGCAACCTACTCAAAAGAGATCGGAAAGGCACTTGCCAAGCGTTATGACCTTGCGGTTATGAAGACTTGGGTAGCTGCTGCTAGATCTTCTGCTAACATCAACGGAGGTGACGGAGGTACTGTCATTGACGGAGCAGGATCAGGAAACACTCTTGACACCGCTCCTGAACTTATTGACGTACTTTTCGAGATGGCTCAAAAGCTTGACGAAAAGAACGTTCCAGATGATGGACAGCGTTTTGCAGTATTACCACCAGAGCTTTACTATAAGCTAATCACCGCTGATAACTCAGCAGTATCACTAGCTCTTAATCGTGACGCTGGTGGTGTAGGTAGTGTTGCTACAGGTCAGATACCACAGGTAGCTGGCATTAAGCTTGTTAAGTCTCAGCACATCAAGGATGTGAGAACAGACCTATCAAGTACAACTACAGGTGACGGAAGTTCTGCTGTTAAGAATGATCCGTTTGGTGGCAATGGTGCAGGATACAATGGTGATCTTTCAGCTACTGCAATCATCGGAGGACACCCAGCAGCGGTTGGAACTGTTTCCTTATTGGACCTTACTACTCAGTCAGAGTACAGTATTGCCCATCAAGGTACATTGTTCCTCGCAAAGTACGGCCTTGGACACGGAGTCCTTAGACCTGAGTGCGCTGTAGAAATTACCTTATAATATCTACAAACACTTATAAACATCACAGAGGGTGGGAGTCATAATATGGCTCCTGCCCTTTTCTTTTTTCTTACAAAACAAACAACTCACATTAACAAAAATATGGCAACACTTACGACACAGCTTGAGGCTGTAAATACAATGCTAGGCTATATAGGAGAAGCTCCAGTCAACAGCATAAGTAACGCACAGGAACTTCCCGTCTCTGCTGCACTGGCTGTTAGCGTTCTTGCAGAAACTTCAAGAGAGGTCCAAAGTGAAGGCTGGCATTTTAATACTGAGAAGAAAATTAAACTGGATGGAAACGCATCTACAGGAACGATAACTTTAGACGAAGACATCCTACAGGTAGACCACGAGGGTTCTGATGATGTTGACCTAGTACAGCGTGGAAGATCACTTTACAATAGAACAGATAACACAGAGGTATTTACAAGCCCTGTTGAAGTTACTGTAGTAAGACTGTTAGATTTTGACAAACTTCCAGAACAAGCTCGCAGATATATAACACTTAGAGCAACCCGATCTTTACAAGCTAGACTTGTAGGTTCAAGAGAACTTGAAGCTCTCATTATAAGAGACGAATTTGCAGCAAAGGCTAATCTTGAAAGAGCAGATAGTGCTAATGCTGATAGAACAATTTTTGATAACTTCGATGCCGTCACTAGAATAGGTATCAATAGAAACTACGATTTAAATTAAAATAATGGCTTTAATTAATACTTCACTTCCAAACCTTATCCAGGGTGTTAGTCAACAACCAGATACGCTTAGATTTGACGGACAGTGCGAAGATCAGATAAACGCTTTGTCTTCTGTAGCTGATGGACTAAAAAAGAGACCCAATACAAGGTTCATAAAGGAACTTGAATCTTCACCGCTAGCTGACGGAGCCTTTGTTCATTTTATCAATAGAGACAAGCAAGAGCGTTATGTTCTTATAATAAACAACAACACGCTAAAGGTTTACAATATACTTACAGGAGACACTGTTGATTCTGAAACAATAAATTCTGGAGACTATCTACATATAGCTGATAACAAAAAGCCAAGAGATATATTCAAAGCGTTAACTGTAAACGACAACACTTTTATTCTTAACACGACTAAAAACGTAGGAAGAACAAACTCAAAGAGCAACGAGTTTACACACGCTGACAACAACAAAGCTCTTATTTTTGTTAAACAGGGACACTTTAAAACTCGTTACAATATAAAAATTAAACACGGAAGTAATACAATAAAAGCTTCTTATGGTTCGGGAGACAACACTAGCAGTGGTTCTGGAGTAAAGTCTCAAGCAGGACTTATAGCTAAAAAGTTAAGGGACGCATTAAACGATTCTTTAACCGAAGTTAATGGACATGGGTTTACTTTAGGAGATGTAGAAGGAATAGGAACTGGAGCAGGAGAAACAATAGTTAAAGAGGACTACCTTTCTTCTAGTGGATCTTTTTCAGATGACACAGATTCTAGATTTCTTTTTCCTATCTTTGAGATATCAAGAACAGACCAAACTCCTTTTGAAATAACTGTATCAGATTCTAAGTCAGGCACAGCACTTGGATTGGCTTACAAAGAAGTAGGTTCAATAAGTGACTTGCCCAAGGTAGCTCCTGACGGGTTTAAAATTAAAATTAGGGGAGACGTTGAAGCAGGAGAAGACGATTACTATGTAAAGTTTAAAACCAATGATAACTCTACAACTGGAGTTAGCGATGGAGGATACGTTGAGGATGTAGGCTTTGATGAGTTCATACAACTAGATGGAAATACCCTTCCCTTTAAACTTGTAAATACATCGCCTAATAATTTTACTATGGCAGCGTGTTCCTGGACAACAAAGCAAGCAGGAGACGACGATACAAACCCATTCCCTTCTTTCTTTAACTCCTCATCGGCAAATAACGGAGACAGAAAGATATCTAACATATTCTTTTTCAAGAACCGACTAGGATTCCTTTCAGAAGGCAGCGTCATCTTATCAGAAGTAGGAGAATATTTTAACTTCTTCAGGACCACTGTAAGAACTCTATTGGACTCCTCTCCTATTGACGTAAATGTTGCTAGCACAAAAGTCACACAACTAAAGTCAGCTGTAGGTTTTCAAGAGAACCTTATACTGTTTGGAGAGCGCGGCCAGTTTGTTCTTAAAGGAGGAGATATACTTACTCCAAAAACAGTATCTATAACACCAGTTACAAACTACGAAACTGACACTAGCACAACACCACTTGAACTTGGAAGTTACGTTTACTTTCCGTTTACAAGGGGAAGCTTTTCAGGAGTAAGAGAGTTTACAATAAACGCAAACACGGACACCTTTGACTCTGTTGAAATAACAGGACACGTGCCTCAATACGTTCCGTCAGACATAATGGACATGGCAGGATCAACAGCAGAGAATGTTATATGTGTTGTAGCTAAGAACACAGCTACCGATACTTCTATCCAGAAAGATATGTACGTATACAAGTACTATTGGGAAGGAAACAAAAAAGTATTAGCAAGTTGGTCCAAGTTTACTTTTCCGTTTACCATTGTAGGTTTTGATTTTATTGAAAGCGATCTATTTATTGTTGGAACAAAAAGCAATAAAACTATCTTAGCAAAGCTACCGATGGAAGAAAAGCTTATAGACGACGGTGCAGCCTTTAACACCTATTTAGATTTAAGACAACAAGCTACTATTGCAAACGGACAAATCACTCTTTCATTTACTCCAGAAAGTGACGATGTAATTCAAGTTTACACTAGAGAAGCCGGAGGAACTAAAGCAGG